ACCATTCTGCAAACGCAGTTTGATCGCCTGGAATATTCGTAACGGGGTTCGAAACAAATTGACGAGCGAGACCATTACGCTGATATTTGGGTAGAGGGGATCTAGAACGTCCGGAATCGTAGGAAACGGTCGCACCCGCATTAGGTTTCACGGTGGCATAGTAGCACGCCTCTAGTCGATTTGGTGCATCCATGTAATCCGAAATGAGAACGTTCCCCATTGGGTTGTCTTGACTGGGCTTTTGACACTTCTGACCACACACAGTCTTCATACCGTATCCTTCCCTGACCATCTTAGACCTGTAAAGAACATATACCACTGAGAGTACCGTCGCCCCTAGGACAAATACTCTTGGGTCACGGCGGGTGAGGTAGAGAATACATGTTGTATAAATCACAAACCGAGAGGTGGCGTTTACTCTATCTTCTGGGGTTTGCTCACCTGTTGGCCAAAATTCAGACACCTTCTCAACGTTCAAAAGTTCTTCGGGATCGTCAAACCAAGTCTTCATTTAGTATAGGTGAAGGTTTATTTTTTTGGGAGACCACCAAGCATTCCACTCATCATCTTCATCAACGCATCCTGGTCAATACCACCTTCTCCATCCTGCATCTTGTCAGCACATTCCTTGGCGATACCTTCAATCATAGAAAGTGTGTCTTCTGGAATAGAAGTAATTGTGGTACCAAGCATGTACAATGTCTGTAGATACTGCCACGTCACGTCACGTGTGTTTGCAGTCATGCGTTCCCAATACCCCTTAATGTTCAGATCCTTTAGGAAATCGATAGTCTCAATCTCCGTAAGTAGGAAGGTCTCATCCTTTGCGGAAATCTTATCAGCATAAGGGGTTACACCTTTCATGAAGGCATCTACAACGAGGCGGGGGTTTGTACTCTTGAGTAAATCAAAAGAAGTTAACATCTTCTTGATGCCCTTTTCATCTGGAAAAGTCTTGTGCAATTCCACAAGAAATTGACTCATCATGTCGTTAAACGCGGTAACGGACGCCATTTCTTATTTCGGGGGTGTAATCTTTAAGTTTAGAAAGGGTCATTGGAAATAGCCTCCTTCTTACCAAGTCCTTGTGAAACTATAAAGAACACGAGGATCGCATTGAGGACAGCGGGCTTCATGTACTTGTTAAGTTCCAACTTACCCTCATTATTGAGAGTTGCTTTGAGGTGAATGTAAGCGGCGGTGATACCACCAGCTATAAGACCAGCGGTCATTGGGTCACGTAAATAGTCGGAGAGTTCCATTTAATTATACCTGGGATTTTTTGTACGCCTCTCAGGTGCATCACCAAATAGGACACCTTCATCTTCATCCTGGGGTTCCTGCTCTGGTTCTGGAACCGAAACATTCGTAATAGTCTTGAACTCATTTTCGAGTCCGGTGGGGGGGAGCTCCGCACCCGTCTCCTGTGGGGTAAAGTCTTCCACTGGAGGCTCCTCACCCCCCATCGGAGGCTCCTCACCACCCATCGGAGGCTCCTCACCACCCATTGGGGGTGCCTCTGATTCCGGCGCCCCAAATGGATCCGCTTCATCGAATTCTGGGTCTGGGGTGTCCTCAACATCTCCATCTAGGTCGATGTCCCTCGAATCTTGGCCCATGTAGGTCTGGAGAATCTGTTGTACGGGGATTAATTCCTTCACAGTGGCTTCGATGCACCCACAAAATCGGAGAGATAACTTCTCATCCCGGGTGTATTCACTTTGTTCATCGTGGAAAATGTAGGGATCTCTATAGAGGTCCTTTGCGACATTATTGTAGCAGGTCTGAATGAATACCTCATTTGTTGGGAGCTTGAGGGCAATTTTCTTATTGTCCGACTTGAGGCGGACTGCGGAGAGAATTTTAGTACATGCGACGAAAACAGCAGCTAGGAGGTCACTAAACCAAGCACACCTATTCGCGATATTGTCAGAATGTTGCTTAGACATCGCGTTGGACCAGTTTGGCACCTCTTTGAGGAGCTTCTGGTACATTACGAGAACCTTCCTCCCCTTCGACATGGTGACGGATTCGTTGTACATATCCTGAAAAACTTCAATCATAGCTGGACACATAATGAGACAGAGCTGTCCCATATACTCTTTCTTGGCTTCTACGAGTACGTTCAAATTGTCCATTTATGATTAAGGGGGTTTTTAAAATCACTTTTTCCTACGCACCTCTCCGCCTGTATTGATTCGCCATCTTCTTGAGGTTCATTAGATTTGGGAAATCACCTTCATCTTCACTTTCCTTCTTTTCCAGTTTCTTTTTCGTAACTATCCAACTCACATAGATGTCGTACTCACTGACGAGACGGACCGTGAACCCACCTAGGTGGAACTGCCTGGCGATGTACTTCGCCGCCGCAGCCCTGTCAAAAACAGGGTACCCAATCAAAAAATGGGGGATGGTCATGAAAAGTTGTTTGTGACCAAGTTCAACAGATTGTTTAATCTTAGCTGCAAATTGTTCGTATATCTTTGTATAAATTTCTTTTTTGATTTTCTTTTTCTTCTCGTCGATTTTCACAACATCGTTGATGCTAATCATTACAATTACTGTAACTTATTTTTGGCAGAATCCAACTCACCCTTGGATGGTACAGCCTTCTCTTTGACGAGGTTGTACTCAATAAATTCCTTACCCTCTGTGTCATTTACAAATGGTCCCACATTTACAGGGACCTGGACACCCATTGGCTGGGAGCGGAGAGAGATAAGTGTCGGGGGCTTGCTACCGAACACCTCGAAGGATGCAACTGTAGAGAAACCAAATGAGAATCCACCATTCTTTACAACCATAAACATACATTCATATATAGTACCCTTCCCACTGTCTTCACCAGTGTATACATATTTCTTGATCGCTGTGGTTTCGATTATATAGGTATTCGCCCCTGTACGTTTGGAGATCTCTTTATTTGCCTGGAGAACGAACGCCTCCATCATATCATTGTCAATATTCGCCTCAGATTCATCATAGTCGGAAAGGTCTGGTCTGGGATCATCCAACTTGACATTTTCGATTGGTTTGGTGTACCCAGCGAACCCAAACATCTCCCGCTTAGACATCAGGATAAAAAATAATACAACCAGTGGAAGTATATAAATATATTTCATCTTTACTATAATGCGTTAATATTTTTTTAGAAAATGCAATCTATATAATATATGTCTCTGCTGATATACAGCCCGAGATGTAAACATTCAATGGATGTAATCGAATATATTAACAAACATCAACAGTTGAAACAGCTTGTACATTATCATAACATAAACACACAGGGTATACCACCAAACTATAAGACTAAGATTAACCGGGTCCCCACCATGCTCACGAAAAATGGTAAAATCCTCGTGGGTAACGAAATAAAAAATTGGCTAGACTCACTTTTACCTGCACGCGAGGTAAGTTCTGGTGGTTTGGGTGGTATGGGATGCTCAATGTCTTCAATCGATGGTGGGGCTGAGTCAGACTTGTTTACGTTAGATGATTATGGAAAATCACTTCAACCAGCGATGACCAAGGAGCTCGAAGAGAAAATCAGTAGGGATGTTTCGAAGGGTGATGTTTATACAGATTTAAAGATGTGACGCATGTAATTTATTAGATATGAAACTTGTGACCATTCAGGCATCAGCTTTTAAGTCAACATTCGAGGTACTCAAGGACATACTGAATGATGTAAACATATACTTTAAACCACATGGAATGTATATCGTCACGTTGGACACAGCGAGAACTTCCCTCATTGATATGTTTTTAGCTGCCGATAATTTTGAAGAATATGAATGCACCCAAGATGAAATCATCGCGGGAATAAATATTTCAAATACTTTCAAACTTCTCAAAACAATTACAAATAACGATGTCCTCAAAATTGAAATCAATTCAAAAGAATATATGGATATCGGAATCACCAGTGAAACTAAAAAGACTCAAACGAAATTTCAACTCAAATTGTTGGACATCAATGAAAGTCGAATTGAAGTTCCCGAAGTTACTATGACCACTGTGACCACACTCCCCTCTGTAGACTTTCAAAGGCTGTGTCGTGATATGGGTAACATTGGTTCCGAAATAGAAATAAAACGGTCTGGAAATAAAATTAAACTTCGTTGTGAAGGCGATTTTGCAAATCAGGAAACAATTATCGATTGTCAAGATGAAAGTCCTGATATTGTGGGTCTTTACAGTTTGAGGTACCTGAATATTTTTACAAAGGCGACGAGTATGTGTGCGTCTGTGCAAATTATACAGGAAACTGGAAATAGGTTTTTAATTTTAAAGTACAATGTTGCAAATTTGGGGGAACTCAAATTTTACCTAGCAACTAAGGTATCTGAAGATCAGTTGTAAAACCATGTAAAGTGGATACAATCTTTTTCATTCCCAAACTACCTTTGAGCATTATTTTGGGAAATCTCTCTTTCAATGTTTCTATATCGTAATACAAAAAATGGTAAATGGAAACTTTTTGTCCATGGAAATCATTCCTGGGTCCCCTATAGCGTTTCACCTTTTCAGTAATGTCTCTCACCGGTTTATCATCATGGTCAATCAACCAGACACTATTCAAAGGGACGCTAAATTTCATATCCGTATTTTCATCAACACCGGGTTTAAAGTTTAAATCGTTCGTGACAGCTATATAGGTGTGTCCATTGAATGAATATTTTACACGGAGGATCGCATACTTTACATTCTGCGGAATCGTGGTATTTCTAAAATTTCGACGTGTTGCATTTACAAAAAACTCTTCCAAGGTACCATCCCAATCCTTACTCTCCTTTTTCCAGAAATCGTCTTCAATCAGATACTTCATATCAGGCTCTATCGCATATTCAATTTCTTCAGACAGTATATAGTTGTCTGGAAGTGTGGTTAATTTCCTGAATAAATGATAAATAAAGCTTAAAAGTTTGAACAACATTTCTTTATATAATGGAAGGAAACTTTTTAAGTAGATATAACAACAAGTTAGAAGAATGGACGACGGCTATATCTACAGACCCAGTCAACAAAGGCAGATATGAATCTGAAATGTCAGAATATGTGATTAAATGTATGCCCTACATGCATCAACATATCGATGAAGCTGAAAACGAGACTCATACAAATAATATTTTCAATATGAAAGAAACGGTCGGTCTCAAAAGAAAGGATATTTTTACAGAATATTTGGTAGATGTAGAGAAACAAAATATAAATCGACCAATAGTTAGAAAACCTATAGATATATGTAAAACATGTCCAGATAGTAATATACTTTCTCTGTATGATACTAGTGACCTTGTATGTGATTCGTGTGGTTTAGTTATAGCCAATTTAGTGAACCAGGAACTTACATATAGAGAGGAACAAGAAACATCTGAAAAGGTTATCAATTATTCATACAAAAGGGAAAATCACTTTAATGAATGGTTATCACAATTTCAAGCACAAGAGATGACATGTATACCCGAAGAGGTCATTGAACAGTTGAGATCGGAATTGAAAAAGATGAAAATAAAAAAACTTGAGGACATTACACATGCAAAAATTAGAGGTTTATTAAAAAAACTAAGACTTAATAAATACTACGAACACGTTCCCTATATCACCAATATTCTTAATGGCATTAAACCTCCAAACATGCCACCGGAATTAGAAGAATACCTACGAATTATGTTCAAGGACATCCAAAAACCCTTTGATGATAACTGCCCCACAGAGAGGAAAAACTTCCTCAGTTACTCCTACGTCCTCTACAAATTCTGCGAACTTTTAGGAGAAGATGATTACCTCCAATACTTCCCACTCCTCAAGTCGAAAGAGAAACTGTACCAACAAGACGTCATATGGAAGAAAATATGCCACGACCTCCGATGGGAGTTCATTGCAACTGTATAAAGAAAAGGGGTATACTTATATGTATGATATTCATAGATAGACTGGTACGCTACTTTGCAAAAGACATCTACTTACCATTGAGGTGTTATGCAAATAAACGGCAACTCCTAAATAGGAGGGACTGCTGTAATTGTAAAATTTATTGTAAAAAGCCCCCAAATGGGGGAACCCCGGCACTCCAAGAGATTATGATACTTAAGTACAATGATTCTATATTTTATAATAAAAATGGAGCAAGCACTCTACGAACTGGAAAATCAGGTCCTTCCGCATTTAGAAGACGTTAATCTAGAGAACCCAGAAGCACAACACTGCCTCGAAGAAGTTAGGACTCTTCTTGGTCGGGCGCGGGAACTCCTTCATGGAACTCTAACGAACCCAGAGGCTCAGTACCAAGAATCTCTACAGTTCTACCAGAGTCTGGCGCAGGTTCTACCCCTAATGGTGTTACTTCAATCTTTCGAATCTCCGCCTCACGTTCCCGACACGGTGGATAATTTACCAGATACGCAGTCTTCAGACCTGTCAGATGAAGATAGTTTCTGGCCTGACACTCCGCCGCTTCGTTCAGAGACTTGATGATTTTGAATTCTAGAATAGTGGTGTTGTCAATAATCATATCTATCCTCAAATTTCCAATCACGTGACCCTTAAACTTAATCAATACAACCCTCTCAGACTCGTAGGGTATCCCATTCTTCCTAAGTAGAACTTCCATAGCATTGTGATATACTCTCTCACTGTACCCCGGACCCAGGTCAGAATATATCTCCCGAGCAAAGTCCTCTATATTCATTGGATATTGTTCAAATTATTTCTCTAACTAAAGTAAGATGCCGTCCAAAAGGCCAATAAGTTCACAAGAGAGGAGACGACAAAAAAAGGAGTCTGTTAATCGGGCGATTGATCAACTGGCAAATAAATTTAAAAGATTGAATATAGGTAAAAATCGATACAATTTGGGTACTATCACCAACACCAATAATCGATACATGACTGTGCGTTTAAGTCGACTTCTCATCGATAGACTCAAAGAAATATACACCAGAACTTGGAATCAGAGAGTTGAGTATGTGGGTAGCGTTCCCTTCACTGTAAGCAATACACGAAACTATGTGAGATTTAATCAACCGACCGCCAGAACAAATATGCAACTGGCTTCTGTGATGCCCACACAAGAAGAACTAACTCAGTACATAGTATATCATACACACCCCGTGCCCCCACACGGTACTCCACTTTTCACATACCCCAGTGAACCGGACTTCAGAGCCTACATAAGTAATTATCCAGCTGTTCAAGCAAATATCATCCTCGAAAATCAAGGATACTATGTTATAGATCTTATTGAAACAAACATGAGAATACCAAACGCCACAGCTGTTGTTAATCTTTTTAACCAACTTATGGATGGTCGCGAATTTCAAAGGGTGAGAGTTGTTTGGAGTTCCCTCGTATATATAACCACCACCACAGAACAATGGAAGAGAGCTGTGAATAACTACCTGGATCCCATAATGCGGAAACAGTTTGGTATTTCCGTTAGATACTACACGTGGGATGAACTTGGTAAAATTACACTACTAGATAAAAATGTTCTTATGAATATATGAGCCTCCGCCTCATCCAACTTCCTACCCGACTTGTGAAAGACCTAAGGAAGATTAGTAAGGTGTCAACGAAACAAAAATGGGAGTACGGTGGGAGATTACTTTTTGATGATACCTATACCTATAAAGGTTTAACCAAAGTAACATCAAAAGAAAGAGCTCGTATAGATAGTAGTGTTCTAGAGCCCGAATGGTATTCAAATTCAACGTTCACCTATCACACCCACCCGGGTATCTTCTCGCGCCCAAATAGTGGGTGTGAAAAATGGAGCGTCTTCACCACCCTCCCAAGTAATTCTGACTTTGAAGCCTACATCAAGGGATACCCCGAAATGAAAATCAATTTTATTTGTGATGCACATGGATACTACATCATCGATGTCCTAAAAGCTCAAGAGATGAACACGTGTGTATTACCAATAAGTATCACTTCCGAGATGAAGACTATACGATACGAGGACTTTCTTTACGAACGTGGATTTGGAGAAGATAGGTGTGAATATTTTTTGACAACATTGCCTCACTGGAAAATGTTCATCAATCAGGAGTTGTATCCCCGCATGATGAACTTGTATGGAATCTCTATCCACTACTATGGCTATGAGGATGAACCACCAATGGTTATCATCGACGCATGAGTGAATCCTCCAACTCGTCCACTTCGTACCAAGCGAGGTGACACTCCAGAGAGTTGACATCCAACTCACAAATCTCCTGTGCTTCTTCTATGGCTTCCTTGAACCGTAGACGAAGTCTCGGATTATCCGGTGGTGCGTCATCCGGACGAATAAGCCGTGGTCGGTAGTACAGCCCATTTAGGGTTCTAACCTGAATCTTCCTCAACTTCATCTTGTGGAGAATCTGGTTTTCAGAAAAGGTGGCTAAGCATTTCATATTGACCTATACTATATATTTTCTAAGCTTGTAATAAAATGTCCTACAACGTCGAACCCTGCACCTTCAAATACCGCGTCTCCTCCCTAGAGAAGGTCGTCGATGGTGACACTATCGATGTCAATATAGACTTGGGCTTTGATGTGTGCACTAAGCAGCGTGTCCGCCTCCTAGGTATCGACACCCCAGAGTCCAGGACCCGTGACCTCGAAGAGAAGAAGTTTGGTCTCCTCTCCAAGAAGAAGTTGAAGGAATGGTGCCTAAAGGCTGTCGCATCTGAGAAGGATGATATAGAGATCGAACTCAGATGCCCAGAGGCGGATTCTAGGGGAAAGTTTGGCCGGGTCCTCGCGGAAATTTGGGTGTCCGAGGATGGGCAATGGACCAACGTCAATAGGTGGATGTGTGAGGAAGGCTACGCTGTCCCCTACGTAGGACAAAATAAGGCGGACGTCGAGGCCCTCCACATGGCGAACCGGGAGAAGGTCAAGCATCAGTTATCGTGAGCGCGCGCGCTCGCGCGCGAGCTGCCTCGCATTACGTAAAATGTTTTCAGGATTGGTTCCTTTGTTGATTTGTTTCTTTAATATGTTCTTACTATTTGGGAGGAGATTCATTTGATTGATAGCATTTTTTGCTGAATTAGCATTTTTTGCTGAATTAGCTTTCCTCTGAAAGGGCTTCGCGACTGTGTGCGCTACAAATCTCCCCCCCCTCATCACCCCCCCCACCGCGCCGCGCCCTGCCACGCCCACTGCCCCTCCTACTCCAAGGCCCCCGGCCAGGAAAGGCTTCACACCCGAAGGACAACCAGGTGCCTTTGGTAACTTATTTACAAAAGACGTGCCAACGTTAGTCAATTGTATCATATATTTTTTATAAGCATTTTTATAAGCACGCGCCTTAATATCTAAGGCACTTTTCTCAGGGTAATTACGAACCAAGTTATTTATTTGTCGGTTTTCTAGATATTGACCATATAATTTCGTGAGATTTTTTTTTAATTTTTCCTTTTCCGCGATCGTGTTCATATACCATAATCCAACATAATTATTGAGTTGTTCCGGGTGGACCTCCACATGGCGAACCGGGAGAAGGTCAAGCATCAGTTATAGGGTACTTCCGAACCCATAAATTACAAATCCATTTTTCACCAGACTTTACAGGTCTCCCACCATGTAAAGCCTTGGATGTATCAAATTCGTAGTTGTCCAGTGTGTCGAAGAAGATGGCATCCCCCGCATTCAATTTGTAAGCTTTTTTTAGTTTAGGAAATACTGTTTCCCCACCCTCATAGTCGTCATTCAAAGCTAAAATGAATGTATACATTCTCTGATTTGTAGCATTTGCTATGATATCTTGGTGTGGGATGTAATGACCACCCTCCTCGTATCTGAGAACTTGGAGTTTTTCACAGTTGATCAATGGTCTATCTGTATAGCGTAGGCATCTATCGGCTACACCCTTAACAATTGGGTCGTCGAAATCAAGCCACGCAGTCTCACTTTTTCTAACTTTTTCATCAACTTTTCGTTCCGTTGATACAGTTGAAGGTTTGAGTTCACTTTTCGCTTTCCGAATAATATGCATCCTTTCATCTGGAGTTATAAAATTATGGAAAACCCGTGGTTGCTGGTATGTAGGTAAAAGGTAGATAGTCAGTATAATGAGGACCACTAGTATTAACATCTTACTATATCTCAATATTTTTAGGTGACACACTTATATATCTTTTTCGTATGCTGGAAAATATTTCATTTCCATAGTTAAATATTTGTTGTATATGGTCAACGATTTCAATATACCTGGTTTGGTCTAGAACATATTGTCTCAAAAGATCTCCACATGAATGAATAATAACTTCATATATATTCGACATTTCTCTACATTTTTCTCTATGTTTTTCTTGTCTCTGTAAAAAATCTTTTAAAATATAATCATTGAGATAATTCATCATGTAGGATATACGAACACGTGTGTTATCTATAGGTGGTGGTTCTACAATGAATATATTTTCATTTTCTAAATTTTGAACGACAATTAAATAATCCAATAATGTTTCCGGGGCTCCAATCTGTCGAAGTTCTCTAAAAGAAGGAATACCTCCACAAGGAATATCACCATGCTCCCTCGATATCATATTTTTCCTCTTAAATTCTATATAGTGTGGATTATGTACACGACCCGAAGATATTTCACCCGTTCGCCAATCAAATGCTGTATGACAACTAATACACCACATTTGAGAACACCCGTTTAACTTTTGAATAACCATCCCACATTTTGGACAAGATTTACTATCCCGATTTAAAAGTTTCATCGTCTCGACAACACCTGGATCACATTCATGGTCATCGGCCACAGGTTCATTGCAATCTTTACAAAAATATTGATCACATAGACCACAATACCAATCTACATTTAAAAAACCTTTACAAGTTTCATTTGGACATTGTCTCGTAAAGGTAGTGGGGGTGGGATCACCAACATTTTTCAATCTTGAAAGTTCTCTATATGTTCGTTCCATTTCATTGTAGAGTATTCCAAGTTCTGGAACATTTTCACCCGCCTCATGCAGCTGAAAAAGTCTCTCTCTTTGTTCCCTAGCCAAACGCTGTAATCTTCGTATCGCTAAAAGTCTCTCAACCTCTGGTTGGGTCGATGGCATTAGAGCCTTTTCCCTTTCGAGTAATACATTTTCACGATGAAGTTTTAGATCTTTATTGCGAAATTTTACAGTACAAAATGAATCTATAAATTCACGATCCCACCTCGTTTTACAACCCATACAATGGGGATCTTCAAACGAAGAAAGTATGTACCTTTGTGAGCATGTCCGACAACTTGTTAAATCACAAAATGGACACTTGACTTTTTTGTGATTTATCTTATTTATCTTTTCGCAACATACCTGACAACATTCCATTCTTTAAATAAAGAATTACCTCTTTAAATTAATTAGAGAAAAGAAACTCTATACCAGTATATTATGTCTCAAGCAATTGGTATCGATCTCGGAACTACGTATTCTTGTGTTGGTGTTTGGCAAAATGATCGTGTAGAGATCATCGCAAATGACCAAGGAAATCGCACGACGCCATCTTACGTGGCTTTTACAGATAGTGAGCGTCTCATTGGGGATGCGGCTAAGAATCAAACAGCTATGAATCCAATAAATACGGTATTTGACGCAAAACGACTCATTGGTCGTAAGTTTTCAGACTCCAAGGTTCAAGATGACATGAAAGATTGGTCCTACAAGGTGGTAGCAGGATCTGGTGACAAGCCCATGATTCGTGTTGAGTTTCATGGGGAGACCAAAGAGTTTGCACCCGAGGAAATTTCTTCAATGGTGTTGACCAAGATGAAAGAAGTCGCCGAAGGGTACCTAGGTAAAAAGGTGACTGACGCAGTCGTCACCGTCCCAGCATACTTTAACGATTCCCAAAGACAAGCTACGAAAGACGCTGCATCCATCGCCGGTCTCAATTGTCTTCGAATTATAAACGAACCCACCGCCGCAGCCATTGCCTACGGATTGGACAAGAATAAGGAAGAAGATACGAATGTTCTCATCTTTGACCTTGGTGGTGGTACGTTTGATGTTTCACTCCTCAATATTGAAGGTGGTATTTTCGAGGTTAAGGCCACAGCGGGTGATACCCACCTAGGAGGTGAAGACTTTGACGCTCGTCTTCTCCGTCACCTCGCGGAAGAGTTTAAGAGGAAGCACAAGAAGGACATCACCGGAAACGCTCGTGCTCTCCGTAGACTTCGTTCTGCGTGTGAACGTGCGAAGAGAACCCTCTCTACGACATCTCAAACCAGTGTTGAAATTGACTCACTTTTCGAGGGTATTGACTTCTACACATCCATCACCCGTGCCCGCTTTGAGGAACTCAACGCGGACCTGTTTAGAAAATGTATGGAACCCGTTGAACAGGTCATCAAGGATGCAAAGATGGATAAATCTAAGATTGATGAGATTGTCTTAGTTGGTGGTTCCACCCGCATCCCCAAGATTCAACAAATGTTGTCGAGCTTCTTCAATGGAAAGGAACTAAACAAGTCCATCAACCCCGATGAGGCTGTAGCCTATGGTGCGGCAGTCCAAGCCGCCATTCTCTCTGGGGTCACTGACAGTTCTGTTCAAGACCTCCTCCTTTTGGATGTAGCCCCAGTATCCCTCGGTTTAGAGACAGCTGGTGGTGTCATGACCAAGATCATCGAGAGAAACACTACCATCCCGACCAAAAAGGAACAGGTGTTTTCAACCTACTCTGATAATCAACCGGGTGTCCTCATCCAAGTGTACGAGGGTGAGCGTTCCCGAGCCAAGGATAACCACCTCCTCGGAACCTTCGAATTGAAGGGTATCCCCCCAGCTCCACGGGGTGTCCCACAAATTAATGTTCGTTTCGATATCGATGCGAATGGTATTTTAAACGTGACGGCTGAGGACAAAGCTTCGGGTAATTCTGAAAAGATTGTCATCACCAACGACAAGGGTCGACTATCTAAGGAAGAAATTGAGAAGATGGTCCAAGACGCGGAAAAATACAAGGAGGAAGATGAAGCCTACGAAAAGAAAGTTCAAACGATGAACAACTTCGAAGCCATGGTATACGGTGCACGAACAACGGCTGAATCTTTACCCGAGGAAGACAAGTCCACATTGGACGAAAAAATCAACGAAATGATTACTTGGATCGATAATAACCGAACCGCGGAGATTGACGAAATTGAACACAAGCAACAAGAGTTCACACAGGTGCTCGCACCTTTCATGAACGCTGGGGCCGGGGCTGAGGCAGAGAAGCCGTCGCCACCCGGTGGTCCAACAATTGAAGAAGTTGATTAATTACATGCTACAAAAGTTCTAATCATATCCGCATAATCATCTCTCCAATACACAGTTTGGGTAAAAAACAAAGTCATTTCTGCATCTCTATATGACAAGTAGGTACCTCTGTACTTCTCATATATTTCTGCAACTTCCTCCAAATTGTCATCACACCATTCGATCACATCCTTGTCGGTCATGTCTCGGTGAAGACCCTTCTCAATGAAATCTGTAACTTCCTCACTGAGGGGCATTTCAGTTATGACGGTGCACTCGTCGTAGTCCATTGTGTATGAAAATATCTCAGATTTTCAATCACTTAGGTTGTTTTTTACTTTCAATTGTAGCTCTTTGGACGATAGCATCTAGACCCGCTTTAGTTTCCGCGCGTTTAATCTGACCTTTATAGACAGTTCTTCTTGGTTGTGGTAGCTTTTGTAATTTGTTTATGGATGATATTCCACTGCGCCGGTCTTCATTTGTTAGAGGTGATGAACCACTTTTAATAACTGCACCGGGGCGGGGTACCGGTCTCATAACATCCGCAGCTCGTTTAGTTTTGTTGGATCCACCTCGTTTTGTTTGTTCAGCTGCTAGGTCACGAGCCAACTTGACCCTTTCTGCACCCTGGGCTTCACGTATAGCTTTTTGTTTTTTAGCAATATTGGCAGCGTTACGAATACCTTGCATTTTCACATTTGTCACAGTTTGGCGACCCACATTCTTGAAAGAACGCTTGGGGGGAGTGGGTGGTAAAGTTTCCATAGTAAAAGCGGGATTGGGTTTCGCACCCGGAATTTTGTTATTTTTTGCCAATGGATTGTTGTATGTTTTAAAATTTCCCATTGGAACCTTCTTGGGTTGTTTGGAGATGAGATCATTTATATCCTTCTCAAGTTTATTCAATTTGTTGATAGTATTCGAATTGTAGTACTGTTCTTTGAAACCAGTTAAGCGTTTTTCTTTCATTTTATTGGCCAATGCCTTTTGACGCGGCACCGCATTGAAACGATTTTCTAAACTGGTGAGCGTTCGCTTATATTGTCTCGCGTGATTTTTTAGTATTTGTTTTACACTTCGTTCAGAACCTGGGAATTCACCATATTTGCGGGTATTACTCTCAACTCTGTTTATGAAGTTACGTCGTTTGTTAAGTTCTGAACTTATGGCATTTAATTCTTGCGACGTTCGAGCACCATCGATTCCTCTCTTCCAATTACTGAACCTATATATCCCCCCTTTGAGAAAGTTTTTAGCTTTATCATGTGTTTCTTTCTTTTTATTTTCAATTGAATTTGTTGCTTCGAGAGCTTTGTTCCTAATTTTTTTCTCAATATTTTTACCTTTATTAACATTTGTCAAGGCGTTTATTTCAATACCCCAAAATGGGTTTGTGTTCAACTTTGAATTTTTGACCAACTTCTTTAGACGATTCTTTTCGGCATTTAACTTTACCTTTGTCAAAGCATTGTTTACAAGTTTTTTAGAGGCAACCGCAGCTTCTTTATTTTTTAAAGCCTTGTTAGCGGCAGCCTTTTCAAATGCCTGTGTTTTAGTATCATAATAATCTTTAAACTTTACAAAATTAGTTTTATTTTCACCTTTATTTGGGTGGAATTTCTTAGCACCCACTTTATATGCTCGTCGTAATTCATTAATGTTAATGGCAGCATTGAGTGAAGCAAATGCTTCCTTTTTTTGAATCTGTCGTTCTAAATTATTTTCAGCAGCCTTTTTAGCTTTCCTAATATTTGCTTCCAATGCATTGGCAGCCTCAAGTGTTTGAATACCTAATATTCGATTACCAAAATCATTTGTGAATACAGTCGCTGAAAGTGCACGAAGTTCCTGTCTTCTATTCTCCAACATCCGATATTTTTGACTTTCATTTTTGAGAACTTGGAGTTCTCTCTGTGCTTCTTCGGCTATCTTTTTAGCTTCTATATTTTTAGAGTTTTTGGCTCTTTGAACAAGAAGTTGAGTTTCACGTTGAGCATTTTGAAGTTCTTTTTGTCTTTCTAACTTTTCTTGATTTAATTTATTTCTCAAATTTTTGAATTCTTTATTTTTTATTATTTGATTTTGCTTCGCTTTATTCTTTGCGTTCATTATCTCCTTCTCCAATTTTGTCGCATTGCCCAAATTGGTGAGACTCGATATTTTATTTGAGAAGTTTACACCACTGTCCACAGACAGGGTGCTAAGTTGAATTTGTTTATTTTTTAATTGTTTATTTTTAGCAGTCTCATTTACAAGTTTTTCATAATTTCTCTTGGCATTGTTTGCAATTCTCCGTGCTTCCGCAGTTTGTTCATTCGCTGCCTGTTGTGTAAGTACACGCACTTCTTCTCTGGCTTTATTGATATCTTGTTGCTTTTGATTTTTCTCCCGGGTTAGTTCATTTTTCAATTCATTGGCAGCTCTTTCAGCTTCAAGTCTAATTCGGTTAATATTAGATTTAGCTTCGATAATTTCTTGTTCTTTCCTTGACGCATTATTCTGTGCCATTTTAAGATTGTTTCTCAATGTATTCAAGTTTGCGTTCTTTTCTTGTAAATTTCGTATCAAATTATTCTTTTGTTGACTGGTAGTCATGAGACTGACCTTCAAGTTTTCAACCTCCCTCTTCGCATTGTTTACATTCCTCTGTGCTTCAGCAGTTCCCTCAGCCTTAGCTCGAGCTATCTTATTCTCGACATTCTTTTGAGCATTCTGAAGTTGAATTCTAATATTTTCAATGGCGGCATTCTTTTCTTGACGGGTAGAATTGAGAGTGGCCTTCAAGTTTTCAACCTCCCTTTTCGCATTGTTTACATTCTTTTGTGCTTCAGCAGTTCCCTCAGCTTTAGCTCGAGCTATCTTATTCTCGACATTCTTTTGGGCATTTTCAAGTTTATTTTGAATATTTCGTATTTTATTTTCGGCGTTATTCTTCTGTCGTGTAATTGCGGCAATGTTGGCATTTTTCTGTCGTTCTAAATTTTTAAGACTGTTCCGTGTAGTTGTGAGAGTTGATTGTAGTGCAAACTGTTGACGCTCCAAGTCTTCAACCTTTTTCTTTGCACTGATCGCAATTTCTTCAGCTTTTCTACTACCCTCATTCTTTGCTTCAGCAATTTTATTTTCTGCATTTTTTTTAGCATTTTCAAGTTTAGTTTCAATATTTCGAATATTGTTATTTTTAGACGCTAATTTATTTTCCAAATTTTGGATCTTTTTTTTTAGAGCATTATTTGCGTTGGTCACGTTGGGCTTGTTGGGTACGTTGGGCACGTTGGGCACATTGGGCTTGTTGGGCACGTTGAGCATGTTGGGCTTATTGTTATTGAATGATTTACGTTCGGGTCCTTGAACGGGGCGATATGTATTTTTGTAATAGCCAACTCCATTAACATTTGTTTTGAAAACATACCCAGACTTTTCACCAGTAAACTTTTTGGCTGGAATAAAATCTGCGTCCCTTTTCTTACCGAAAAAACGGGACATAAATCCAGGTTTGTTATTGTCAACCGAATTGTTACGTTTAGAAGTAGCACGTCTGTTACCACCTAGAAACTTTGGCGTTTCATTTCTTACGTACACACCATTCTTTGGAAATCTTGGTCCTTCAGAAATATTTCCACCACGATTGGTTTTACTTAAAAAATTTGGTTTCATGTTCAACTTGTTGGGTTGATTCCCGTTGTTCTTGAACCCATTGTTCTTGAACCCATTGTTCTTGAACCC